ACGCCCGACGGCTCTCAAACCTACACCTTTGCTTACTGGCGTTTGCGCCGGGTGCAGGATGCCGGGAACGGTATTCAGACGGCAGATATGAACTTCAGGTTCTACCCCTGCCTAGTCGCAGGATTGGCGTATTACATCGCCATGAAGGTCCCGGAATTGATGCCAAGGCTGGACATGTTGAAGTCCGTCTATGACGAGCAGTTCAATTTGGCAGCAGGGGAGGATAGGGAAAAAGCAGCCCTCAGACTTGTGCCAAGAGCAACATTCATTGGTGGGAGTTTTTACTAATGGGCAACAGATATTCCTCTGGCAAATTTAGCATTGCCCAGTGTGATATTTGCGGTTTTCGGTTTAAACTTAAACAGCTTCGTTATGAGGTTGTTAAAACAAAGTTGTACCAATTGAAAGTTTGTGACGAGTGCTGGTCTCCTGATCATCCTCAGTTGCAATTGGGCATGTACCCAGTGGATGACCCACAAGCAGTTAGAGAGCCGCGTCCAGACACGACCTACTTCACTGCTGGTTTAAACGGTCTACAGGATGCGCCCAACGGTGGAGATGCCGGGTTCCCGACAGGTGGTTCACGGGATATTCAGTGGGGTTGGTATCCGGTGGGTGGGTCTAGGAATTATGATGCCGTTTTGACACCTAACAATCTGGTATCTAGGGCGTTGGTGGGCAACGCAACTGTAAGTGTTACATAAGGAGCGAAAATGGACAAAATGAAACAAGTTGCCAAGGCTGAAGTCAAAGCGCATGAGAAGCGTATGCACAAGATGGCAAAGGGCGGCGTGACCAGTATGCAGATGAAGCAGATGGGCAGAAACATGGCTCGTGCTATGAACCAGAAGTCTTCCGGAAGGGGTCGATAATGGCTAAGTTCAGTCACAAAGTTAAAGGCAAAGAGATTGGTCCAGCCAGTGTCTATGCCAAGCCCCATGACATGTCTGGCAAAGAAACCAAGCCCAAGGTCAACACGACATCTGGCGCGAAGGTCATGGACGATTTAAACATGTCTGTTGGTGTGATCAGCAAGGGCAACTACCCTGCCGAGAAGACTACCGGCATCAAGATTCGCGGCACTGGTGCGGCAACCAAAGGCGTGATGGCGCGTGGTCCTATGGGGTGATGAATGAACTACGCAGACCTTGTCAGCACGGTTCAGGATTACGCGGAGAATGACTTTGATTATTCGTCGAACCCGCGAATCATAAACACATTCATTCGTCAGGCAGAGCAACGCATCTACAACACGGTGCAGATTGCCAACCTGAGGAAGAATGTGACGGGTAGTCTTACGTCTGGCAACAAGTATCTTCAATGCCCGACGGACTTCCTCTCAGTGTACTCCCTAGCCATTTATCCCAACGGTGGTGGGGATTACACCTATCTTCTGAACAAGGATGTGAACTTCATTCGCGAGGCATATCCGGGTCCAACAGATACCGGCAAGCCCAAGCATTACGCCATATTCGGTCCTGTCTCCACGAATGTTAACGAACTGACATTCATCGTTGGTCCAACCCCTGATGCAAATTACGGGGCAGAACTCCATTACTACTACTACCCAGATTCAATCGTTCAAAGACCGATTGCTTCCCTGTCTATCTCTAACGCAGGTACAGGATACGCAAACGGTACGTACTTCAATGTGCCTTTGACCAACGGAACTGGTTACGGTGCTTTGGTAAACATCGTGGTAACCGGGAATGTTATTTCTTCGGTCAGTTTGGTAGACGGTGGTTGTTACTACGTAACCAACGATGTCTTGAGTGTAAGTGCGGCAGATGTTGGTGGTCTTGGTTCTGGATTTACCGTAACTGTCGGCACGGTGACGAATTCTTCTGGCACAACTTGGCTTGGGGATAACTTTGATTCTGCCCTGTTTAACGCCACGATGCTCGAAGCATTGACATATATGAAAGTCCTGCCAGAAGACAAGTCCCTGTACGAAGACAGATACACACAGTCTATTGCTCTGCTCAAGAATCTGGGCGATGGCAAACAGCGTATGGATGCTTATCGTGATGGTCAGGTCAGGTTGCAGGTGAACTGATGAGTATTGTTCAGACACAGACCACAAGCTTCAAGGAAGAGTTGTACAAGGGAGTTCATGACTTGACAACAGACACCATAAAGATAGCCTTGTACACAGCGGATGCAAATTTAAATGCAGATACGACTGTTTACACAGCATCTAACGAAGCAAGTGGTGGGAACTATGTTGCTGGGGGTTCGACGCTTTCCCCGGTCTCAGTGTCTTCTTCTGGGACAACGGCGTATGTAGATTTCCCCGATGTGTCTTGGACAGGGGCAATTACCGCACGGTGTGCCTTGATTTACAACGCAAGCAAGGGTAACAAGTCCATAGCAGTTTTGGACTTTGGGTCGGATAAGACATCGACCAATACCTTCTTAATAACCATGCCTCCGAATACTGCAACGGAAGCATTGATACGTAGCAGTTATTAATATGATCTCTAGCTCTGGTGGCGTTCTGTTGGGTGAAATCAAGGCGGTGTCAGTCTCTGGGAGAGGCTTTACCCCGGAAGAAGTCGCAGAGATGGCTTTAGAAAAGATTGTTTATGTAGGAGAAGGTTCTCATCCTGTCATCCGAGAGCAAGCGGAGGCATTTAGGAGCCAGATCCGAGCAGTATTGGTGAGGTATATGCGTCAGGCTGTTGCTTCGCATAACACCACACTGGCAAACCGCCTTCGTGAAGCGGGGCACCCTGAATTGGTAAAACTTTTGGAGGACTGATATGCCTATTTCTGTAACCACTGCCATGCCTACCTCGTTCAAGGTAGAGATTTTGAAGGCAGTTCATAACTTTACCGCCTCCACTGGCAATACCTTCAAGATTGCTTTGATGAAGGCAACGGCTGCTGGATCGGGTACGTATGGCGCAGCAACGACTAGCTATTCCGACCTGACAGGTAACTCAGATGAGTTGCCCAACGGTAGCGGATACACGACGGGCGGCAATACGCTTGTTTCAGTAACGCCGGTAGCGGATGGAACCACGGCAGTTTGTGACTTTGACAATACCACATGGACTGGCGCAACATTCACCACATGTGGAGCCATTATTTACAACGACAGCGCAACAGGTGATCCTGCCTGTGCGGTTTTGAGTTTTGGTGGTGATCAGCAGGTTAGCTCTGGAGACTTCCAAATCCAGTTCCCTGCTCCCGCAGCAGCAACGGCAATTATTCGTATTGCTTAATAGGAAGAGAATGTGCCAAACCTTGTCAAGGCTTGGGGTGAGGGAGCGTGGGGGGATGCCACTTGGGGTGGTATTCCTGCGACAAACACTGCTGGCTGGGGTATCGGCACGTGGGGTGAAAATGGTTGGGGCGGCATCATTGAAGCCAAGATCGTCACCCCGACAGGAGTATCAGGAACAGGAAGTGTAGGCAGTGTCACTCTAGTTGTTTCGCCATCGATTACCGGGGTATCCGGTACGGGCAATGTAGGAGATGTAACTACAATAACTGGTGATATTGTGATCCCGGTAGGGGTCGAAGGAACAGGGCAGGTTGGAACAGTAACGCCGCTCATTTCTTTTGCCGTAACTGGGGTGCAGGGAGTTGGTCAGATTGGCAACTTCTCTGTACAGGTTGACGATATTGTTATACCTATAGGTGTAGAGGGTAACGGGGCGATAGGAACTGTTACTTTCGTCACGGGAACAGTAGTTAATATTGTTGGCGTAGAAGGTACGGGCGCGGCAGGAACGGCAGTACCGCAAGTTAGTACCACTGCTGTAGGTGTAAACGGTACTGGAGCAATTGGATCTGTTGCATTCTCCATAAGCTCAACCTTTGTAGTTACAGGGGTTCAGGGCACAGGAGAGATAGGTCAGGTTACACCGTTCTTTGGAGTAGCAGTTGAGGTTACTGGGGTTGGTGCCACAGGTTCTGCGGGAACGGTTATTCCAACGCCACAGAAGACTCCCACGGGAGTTTCTGGAACGGGTGCGATAGGCACGGTTGTAATAAAGACTGACGATAGCGTAGTAGTAACAGGCGTATCTGGTACAGGTCAGATTGGGACAGTAAAGATAGGTGGGTGGACAATAGTGGATGATTATCAAAACCCCAACTGGTCTGTGGTTGGAAATTACCAAGATCCTAACTGGGTCGAAGTTCAAGTGGCATAAGGAAATAACATGGCTAGTACATACAGCAATCTCAAAATCGAACTGATTGCCACTGGTGAGCAGTCAGGTACGTGGGGTATCACTACCAACACGAACTTGGGGACTGCGCTTGAAGAGGCAATTGTCGGGTCTGCTGACGTTACCTTTGCCAGCGCAGACGTTACCCTGAGCCTGACGGATACCAACGCATCCCAGACGGCTCGTAACTTCCGTTTAAACCTAACTGGCACCTCTGGCGGGGCAAGAAATCTAATCGTCCCAGCCATTGAGAAGCCATACATCGTTTACAACGGCGTAGCAGATACCGTCATCGTCAAGAATGCGACCGGCACGGGCGTTGCGGTCCCATCCGGCAAGACTATGATGGTCTACAACGACGGCACGAATGTCGTTGATGTCACAACCTATGCTTCTTCAATGACACTAGGTTCTGCCCTGCCGGTAGCCTCTGGTGGTACTGGGCTTTCTTCCGGTACATCCGGTGGGGTTCTTTATTACTCAGCAACCGGAACGCTGGCAAGTTCAGCAGCTTTGGCAGCAAGTGCGCTTGTGGTTGGTGGAGGCGCAGGTTCAGCCCCATCAACAATCACTACCGGCACGGGCGTGACAACGGCGCTAGGTGTAAACGTCGGAACGGCAGGAGCCTTTGTAGTTAATGGAGGAGCGCTAGGAACTCCAAGCACGGGCACTTTGACCAACGCAACAGGTCTCCCTCTGTCTACAGGTGTGACAGGTACTTTGGCAGCAACCAATGGCGGTACAGCACAAAGCACCTACACCACGGGGGACATTCTGTATGCATCAGCTACCAACACTCTAAGCAAGCTTGGAATTGGTTCAAATGGTCAGGTTCTGACTATTTCTGGCGGTGTTCCTGCGTGGGGCGCATCAAGCGGTGGTATTTCCACGGGGAAAGCAATCGCAATGAGTATGATCTTCGGCTTCTAGACCCCAAATGTTATACTGTGGCTTTTGGGAGATAAGCCATGTTAACAGATGAAGGAAGAAAAGCGTTAAGCGAAAAGGCAAAGGCAAGGTGGGCGAATCCTGAGTACAGAAAGAAACAGGGCGATTCAATAAAGAAGCCACCTTGCTGTCCAAAGTGCGGAGAAACTGATATTGAAAAGTTTTACGTTGATAAAAACGGCGTTAGAACCAACAAGACTTGTCGTGCATGCCACAAAGAAGCTTGTAAAGAACGATGGCATGCTCGTGATTGGTTGGACCGTTGGGCATCACGTAACTACAAGTACGGCGTAACAAAAGAATTTTTGATAGAGCTATATCAGAAACAGGAAGGTAAATGTAAGATTTGCGGTACAAAGCCGTCTACCCAGAGAGGGCTGCATGTGGATCATTGCCACACTACTGGGGCTGTTCGAGGGCTTCTGTGTCACGGGTGCAATACAGGCATCGGTGCCATGAAAGAAAACCCTGAAATTTTGTCAAAAGCCATTGAATATTTGAGGAGTGATTAATCATGGCAAACCCGAATATCGTAAACGTAACGAGTATTTACGGAAATACCGCCTACGTTATCCCTTCTTCTGCTGCAACGGCTACGACCTCGTGGACCTATGACGGCACGACTACGCTGACAGGTCTAAAGCCTGCGACGAATACGGTGAACCGTATTACGTCAATCACTGCGGCGAACACTACGTCAAGTGCAGCGACTGCAACGATTGCCGTTGGCAATAACGGAACCTTTGGTTCTGCGACGGTGATTACCTACCCGGCGTATCAGATTTCAGTCCCGGCAAACTCGACGCTGGTGATTGTGGACAAGACGAACTCTCTGTACATCACTGAGAACCAGTCTGTCGCAGCATATTCCGGCACGGCATCTGCCTTGACCTTCACGGCGACATTTGAGGCGATAACCTAATAGGTGAACTATGGGACTGCGTTCCAATCCCGGTAATTTTATTTCTGCTGCGTACAACCCGGCAGTTAATGTCTTTTTTTCTACGCCAACTGTTGACTATCTCGTTGTCGCTGGCGGTGGTGGAGGCGGTGGTGATGGTGGGGGAGGCGGTGGCGGGGGTGGATACCTAGAATCCACATTAAGCGTTGCTGGTGGGACTTCTTACACAGTAACAGTTGGGGCGGGTGGGGCGGGTGGGTCGCCTACTTCTGCTGGAACAAGTGGTTCAAACTCTGTTTTTGCTTCAATCACATCAACGGGTGGAGGAGGCGGAGGTAGGGCATTAACTAACGCATTGAATGGTGGTTCTGGCGGCGGTGCAGGCTATGGCTCTTCTGCTGGAACAGGCACTTCAGGACAGGGTAACAATGGTGGTGCTGGATTTAATAACACTAATTATCCATGTGGTGGCGGTGGCGGTGCTAACGCGGTTGGTGGGAGTGCTACATCGACAGCAAGCGGTGCTGGCGGTGCAGGCAAAACAACAACCATAGCTGGTATAGCCGCAACTTATGCTGGTGGAGGTGGGGGTGGCAATGGAACTACTGGTGGCGGCGCTGGTGGTTCTGGTGGAGGAGCGGCGGGGACTGGCCCATATCCTGCGGCTACGCCTAGCGCTGCTACTGCAAATACTGGTGGCGGTGGTGGCGGTCAAGGAAATAATGGCGGTGGTTCTGGCGGCACAGGAGGTTCTGGCATAGTAATAGTCAGGCATTCTTCTGCATATAGACAAGCAACGACTACTGGTTCTCCAACCATTACGCAGGTCAACGGAAATATTGTGTATACCTTTACTGGTTCTGGAACAATTACATTCTGAGGTACGACATGGCGCACTTTGCCCAGCTAGATGAAAATAATACCGTTACGCAAATCATTGTTGTACATAACAATGAACTAGCCTCTGGTTCAGAGATTGAAGTAGTTGATGGGATGATCCAAGAGAAGCAAGTCTTGTCTGAGACACAAGGCGTTTCGTTTCTGCAAGGTCTATACGGCTCTGACACTCGTTGGGTGCAGACTAGTTACAACGGTAACTTTCGTGGTAAGTACGCAGCTATTGGAGATACCTATGACGCAGGCGCTGGTGAATTTCTTTCTCCTAACGTGGCTCCTAGCGCTGATGTTCCTGTCGTCGCCCCTGCTGTGGAAACTCAGCAGACGGTGGTTCTGGAAGCGCCGGTAGGACTCGGATCGACAGACATCCCTGCCCTGACCTCGGCAGATATACAAGCACTGACTAGCGAACAGATTTCTGGATTGGAGTAAACCATGCCGCAATACCAAGGCGTATGGAGTCTACAGCAACAGATGCAGGCCCTGACTTCAGGGCAGTGGGCGACCGATCCTTTATTTGATTACACGACGCTCCTGCTTCAAGCAGACAACGCTGCCAACAGCGCACAGAACAATACGTTCCTAGACTCCAGCACTAACGCGTTTGCCATCACCCGCAACGGCAACACCACCCAAGGCACCTTCTCGCCTTTCAGCGCGACGGGGTGGTCGAATTACTTTGATGGAACCACTGACAAGCTATATGCCACAGTGTCTGCTGCTGGCACAGGTTCTTTCACATATGAGGCATTTGTTTATCCAACAGCATTTGCTAGCAATAAAACTATCTTCCGCACTGATAACTCAGGTGCCCTAGATATTTCGCTTCTTTGCAATGCGTCTGGGCAGCTTCTTGTTTACAACAACGGCGGCACTTTGCTGGCTTCAACAACAACTGGTCTGTCGCTGAACACATGGGCACACGTTGCTTTGGTTCGTAACGGGACTGCCATTGAGGTTTACATCAACGGAGTAGCAAGCCGAACGGGAGGCTCCGGTTCTTCATCTGAAAATCTGACGTTTACTCAACTTGACATTGGAAGCCGCGCATCTGACGGCATAGAGTGCTGGCAGGGATATATTTCTAATGCTAGATACTGCAAAGCCGCTGTTTACACTAGTGGATTTACTCCAGCAACATCTTCACTTACAAGTTCAAGCCAAAGCGCCACAAGCTGTCAACTGCTTACTTGCCAATCAAATAGGTTTGTTGACAATAGTGGGAATAACTATACGCTAACAACTGCCGGTGACACATCCGTCCAAGCCTTCTCCCCGTTCGCCCCGCAGT